CCAACCCGCCCGGCGGCAACGCTCGGCGGGTTTTGCTTTTGGGAAATCCACTTTGAACACGCTCAACGTCGAGTACCGCAAGGTCGAGGCGCTGATTCCCTACGCCCGCAATCCGCGCACGCACGCCGAGGGTCAGATCGCCAAGATCGCGGCCAGCATCGTCGAGTACGGCTGGACGAATCCGATCCTGGTCGACGGCGACAACGGCATCATCGCCGGGCACGGGCGTCTGGCCGCTGCCCGCAAGCTGGGGCTGGATCAGGTGCCAGTGATCGAACTGGCCCATCTGACCGTCGCGCAGAAGCGCGCGCTGGTGATCGCCGACAACCGGCTGGCGCTCGATGCGGGCTGGGACGAGGAGATGCTGGCGCTGGAGTTGGCCGACCTGTCCGAGGCCGGGTACGACCTTGCCCTGACCGGTTTCGAGGATGCTGAGATTGAGGCGCTGCTCACGGGTGAGGTGACCGACGCCGGTACCGACCCGGAGCCTGATGCCGACGAACCGGATGCGGCGGACGACGTACCGGATGCCCCTGTCGTGGCGGTGTCCCGTCCCGGCGATGTCTGGGCCATCGGGTCGCACCGGCTGATCTGTGGCAATGCCACCGACCGGGCCGTGGTCGCTGCGCTGATGGACGGCGGCACGGCAAGGCTGTGCTTCACCTCGCCTCCCTACGGCAATCAGCGCGACTACACCTCGGGCGGCATCACCGATTGGGATGGTCTGATGCGCGGCGTGTTCGCGCACCTGCCGATGGCGGGCGATGGTCAGGTGTTGGTCAACCTCGGGCTGATTCACCGCGACAACGAGGTGATCCCGTATTGGGATGCATGGCTCGGCTGGATGCGTCAGCAGGGCTGGCGGCGCTTCGCGTGGTACGTCTGGGATCAGGGCCCGGGGATGCCCGGCGACTGGGCAGGACGCTTCGCCCCGAGCTTCGAGTTCGTTTTCCACTTCAACCGCGAAAGCCGCAAGCCGAACAAGATCGTGCCCTGCAAGCACGCCGGGCAGGAATCGCACCTGCGCGCCGATGGCTCGTCCACGGCGATGCGGGGCAAGGACGGCGAAGTCGGCGGCTGGACGCACAAGGGCCTGCCGACGCAGGACACGCGCATCCCCGACAGCGTGATCCGCGTGATGCGCCACAAGGGCAAGATCGGTCAGGACATCGACCACCCCGCCGTGTTCCCGGTCGCACTGCCGGAGTTCGTGATCGAGGCCTACACGGACGTGGGCGACATCGTGTTCGAACCCTTCGGCGGCAGCGGCACCACGATGCTGGCGGCCGAGCGCACGGGCCGCGTCTGCCGCAGCGTGGAAATCGCGCCGGAGTACGTGGACGTCGCCATCAAGCGCTTCCAGCAGAACCACCCCGGTGTGCCGGTCACGCTACTGGCAACAGGCCAATCGTTCGAACAGGTCGCCGCCGAACGCGTCGCCATCTTTGATGCCGAGGTGGTGGCATGAACTGGCTGGCCGACAAGATCGAGCAGTGGCCGACCGCCAAGTTGCTGCCCTACGCCCGCAACGCGCGCACCCACTCCGAGGAGCAGGTGGCGCAGATCGCTGCCAGCATCGCGGAGTTTGGATTCACCAACCCGATCCTGGCGGGCAGCGACGGCATCATCGTCGCTGGCCACGGACGGCTGGCCGCCGCTCAGAAACTCGGGCTGGAGATCGTGCCGGTGGTCGTGCTCGATCACCTGACGCCAACGCAGCGCCGCGCCCTGGTCATCGCGGACAACCGCATCGCCGAGAACGCGGGTTGGGACGACGCGATGTTGCGGGTCGAACTGGAAGCCTTGCAGCTGGACGGCTTCGATCTGGACATCACCGGCTTCGACGCCGATGCGCTGGCGGAACTGATCGCGGGCGACGAGCCGGACAACGAGGGCCAGACCGATGAGGATGCGGTGCCCGAGGTCAGCGAGACACCGATCTCGCGCCCAGGCGATGTCTGGATCATGGGCCAGCATCGGCTGCTGTGCGGCGATGCCACCGTGGCGGCAAGCTACGAGGCATTGCTGCAAGGCGAGCCGGTCGACATGGTCTTCACAGACCCGCCGTACAACGTGAACTACGCCAACAGCGCCAAAGACAAGATGCGCGGCAAGGATCGCGCGATCCTGAACGACAACCTGGGCGACGGGTTCTACGATTTCCTGCTGGCGGCATTGACGCCCACCGTGGCGCATTGCCAGGGCGGGATCTACGTGGCGATGTCGTCCAGCGAACTGGATGTGCTGCAGGCTGCGTTCCGCGCAGCCGGGGGCAAGTGGTCGACGTTCATCATCTGGGCCAAGAACACCTTCACGCTGGGCCGCGCCGACTACCAGCGCCAGTACGAGCCGATCCTGTACGGCTGGCCCGAGGGGGCCACACGCCACTGGTGTGGTGACCGCGACCAGGGCGACGTCTGGAACATCAAGAAGCCGCAGAAGAACGACCTGCACCCGACGATGAAGCCGGTGGAACTGGTCGAGCGCGCGATCCGCAATTCGAGCCGACCCGGCAACGTGGTGCTCGATCCCTTCGGTGGCTCTGGCACGACGCTGATCGCCGCCGAAAAGTCAGGCCGCATCGCGCGGCTGATCGAACTCGATCCGAAGTACGTGGACGTGATCGTGCGCCGGTGGGAGGACTTCACCGGCAAGCAGGCCACCCGCGAGGCGGATGGCGTGGTGCTCGATCAGGCGGCGAGCGACTCGTCGACGATCTCGCAGTGGATCACGAAGCCCGTCAGGTAAGGCAGGCCGCGCGGGATGCCGTACTGCTTGCTGGTCTGACGGCCAATCGTCCAGCCCATCCAGCGCCCCGTGGCGGCGTTGATCGCGTCCGCCAGGGGCTGGCCCTGATAGAGCCCGTTCTGGACATCGTCCGCAAAGTGGCGTCCGTGGCGGCTGTCGAGGAAGACCCGTACCGATTCGAAGGGCTGGCCGGTGGCGTCCGAGATGGCGCTCATCGCCAGGGGCCACGCGGCGGTGGCGAGCTCGTTCATCGTGCCCCAAAAGCCCCAGGCGTCGTTCTGGGTGACGGGGATCTGGATGCTGGTCATGGTGGTTTCTCCTTCGGGTTGATCGTTGCGACACGCGTAGTAACGCGCTGTTCGATTGAGAAGCCAAGCGCCGCTTGGCCTCTTTCTCGATCTTTCTCGATCAGGCGATGCGGTAGACCCGCTCGCCGCCCTGCGGCTTGTCCGAGACGATGGTCAGGCCGAGCTTTTTCTTGAAGGCTCCGGCGAAGGCGCCGCGCACCGTGTGCGCCTGCCAGCCGGTGGCGGTGCAGATCTGGCCGATGGTTGCGCCTTCGGGGCGTTGCAGCATCCGGATCACTTCGGCTTGCTTGCTGTTATCGCGGGTGCGCGACTTTGCCTGTGTCGGCGCTTGCGTCCACGTCGCTTCGGCGGCGGCAACAGCCTGCTCCAGTTCGGCATCGACTTCCGGCGTCGGCTGCGGGATCGTGGGGCGTTTCATGCCCAAGGCGTCGTAGCCCTCGGCGGCGACGCACCAGCCCTCGCCATCGGGCGTGATCAGGGCGCGGTTGAACAGGCCGTCGAGCACCTTTTTGCGCGCGCCGCCTTTGATGTTGTCGGGGAACCAGTCGATCTTGCCGCCGCTGGTGTTGATGGCCTTGGCGAGGATGGCGTGCTGGGCCGGGGTGAGTTGGGTGGTGGTCATGGGCTGCTCCTTCGGGGGTGGTGGATGACGATGTGATGAACGCGCTGTTCGGGAGTGAAGCCAAGCGCTTTCCGCGTGGTTTCGTGGGTTTCCGATTAGTCCTTGGCGATCTCCGCTTCCGTGGCTTTCGGGCTCGACGCGCCGATTTCGACGCCCGCCTTGAAGGCCACTTCCAGCGCGTCCCGGATGCACCACACCGCCGTGTCGTGGAAGTCCAGGCTGTCGGCGTGGCGGGTTTGCAGGGTGTCGATGCCCAGATGCTTCTGGGCGATCAGGGTGAGGATGGTGTCGATCTGGCTCATGGCGTTTCCTTTCGGGGTGTGGTTGGCGTGACGTGATGAACGCGCTGTTCCCGATGGAAGCCAAGCTCAATCCGCAGGAATGACGAACAGATGATTGAAGAAGGTGACGATGGGACTCTCGATTCGCGCCTACGCGCGCCACCGTGGCGTGTCGCACGTGGCCGTGAAGAAGGCCATCGACACCGGGCGGATCACCGCACTGCCTGACGGCACGATTGATCCGGAGGCGGCGGACGCGCAGTGGGCACAAAACACATTGCAGCCACGCCGCGCCGCTGCGCCGGAGAAGGTCGGCACCACAAAGGCGCGACCCGCGCCCGCGCCTGCCGAAGCAACACCGCAGCGCGATGTCGCCGACACCAGCACAGCGCCGATGTCGGCGGGCGGTACCTCACTCTTGCAGGCGCGCACGGTCAACGAGGTGCTCAAGGCCAAGCTCAACAACCTGGAGCTGGCGCACCGCAAGAAGGAACTGGTGGATCGGGCGCAGGCCGTGGCCCACGTCTTCAAGCTCGCGCGCATCGAACGCGACGCGTGGTTGAACTGGCCCGCGCGCATCTCGGGGCAGATGGCCTCCGCGCTTGGCGTTGACGCGCACACGATGCACGTCACGCTGGAAGCCGCCGTGCGCGAGCACCTGATCGAACTGGGCGAACTGCGCCCGCGCGTGGATTGACGATGGACGATTACGAAGGCGCTGTTGAGATCGAACGCGCGTGGCGCGACGGCTTGACGCCTGATCCGCTACTCACCGTGTCGGAATGGTCGGATCGCCATCGGATGCTCTCCAGCAAGGCGTCCGCCGAACCCGGGCGCTGGCGCACCAGCCGCACGCCGTACCTGAAGGCGATCATGGATTGCCTGTCGCCGACCTCGCCGGTTGAGCGCGTGGCGTTCATGAAGGCGGCGCAGCTCGGCGCGACCGAGATGGGCTCGAACTGGATCGGGTACGTGATCCACCACGCACCCGGCCCGATGATGGCGGTCTGGCCGACGGTGGAGATGGCCAAGCGCAACTCGAAGCAGCGGATCGACCCGCTGATCGAGGAGTCGGCGGCGCTGGCGGAATTGATCGCTCCGGCGCGCTCGCGCGATTCGGGCAACACGATTCTGGCGAAGGAGTTTCGCGGTGGCGTGCTGGTGATGACGGGCGCGAACAGCGCTGTGGGCCTGCGCTCGATGCCGGTGCGGTACTTGTTCCTCGACGAGGTGGACGGCTATCCGCTGGATGTCGAGGGTGAAGGCGATGCGATCTCGCTGGCCGAGGCGCGCACGCGCACCTTCGCGCGCCGGAAGATTTTCATCGTGTCGACGCCGACGATCTCCGGCGCGTCGGCCATCGAGCGCGAGTACGAAGCCAGCGACCAGCGTCGCTACTTCGTGCCGTGCCCGCATTGCTCGCACCGGCAGTGGTTGCGCTTCGAGCAGCTGCGCTGGGACAAGGGCCAGCCGGAAACGGCGGCCTACGTCTGCGAGGCCTGCGACACCGCGATTGCCGAGCACCACAAGACGTGGATGCTGGAGCACGGCGAGTGGCGGTCGATGGCCGAGGGCAAGACGGCGGGATTTCACCTGTCGTCGCTGTACAGCCCGGTGGGCTGGCGCTCCTGGCGCGACATCGCTGCCGCGTGGGAAGCAGCCGTCAACAAGGAATCGGGATCGGCAGCCGCGATCAAGACCTTCAAGAACACCGAACTCGGCGAGACGTGGGTCGAGGAAGGCGAAGCGCCCGACTGGCAACGGCTGGTCGAGCGCCGCGAGGATTACCGCATCGGCAGTGTGCCGCTGGGCGGCCTGCTGCTGGTGGGCGCTGCGGACGTGCAGAAGGATCGGATCGAAGCCTCGGTCTGGGCCTTCGGGCGTGGCAAGGAATCGTGGCTCATCGAGCACCGCGTGCTGATGGGTGACACCGCCCGCGACGCGGTCTGGAAAGCCCTAGCCGCGATGCTGGCCGAGCAGTGGACGCACGCCTCGGGCACGGCGATGCCACTGGCGCGTTTCGCGCTGGACACCGGCTTTGCCACGCAGGAAGCCTACGCTTTCGTGCGTGCCTGCCACGACCCGCGCGTGATGGCCGTCAAGGGTGTGGCGCGTGGTGCGGCGCTGATCGGCACGCCGACTGCCATCGATGTCTCGCAGGGCGGCAAAAAGCTGCGCCGGGGCATCAAGGTGTACTCGGTGGCGGGCGGCATCGCCAAGCTGGAGTTCTACAACAACCTGCGCAAGAGCGCCGATGTCGGCGAGGACGGACTGACGCCGGTGTTTCCTGCGGGGTTCGTCCACCTGCCCAAGATCGACGCGGAGTTCATCCAGCAGCTCTGCGCCGAGCAACTGATTACCCGCCGCGACCGCAACGGCTTCCCCGTGCGCGAGTGGCAAAAAATGCGCGAGCGTAACGAGGCGCTGGACTGCTACGTCTATGCCCGCGCCGCCGCGTCCAGCGCGGGGCTGGATCGCTTCGAGGAACGCCACTGGCGCGAACTGGAGCGACAACTGGGGGTTGCGCCCCCACCGGATGAGCCACTGCCCATCCACGACATCGAGTTGAACGAGGCCACCCCCAGCGGTGGCCTCGCTGTTTCTGGCAACCGCAACACCGGCAGGCGCGTGATCAAGAGCCGCTGGCTGACGAGATGAGGACACCGTGAGCTACACCACCACCCAACTTGATGCGCTGAAGAAGGCGCTGGCCACCGGCGAGCGGCGCGTGAGCTTCGGCGACAAGACGGTCGAGTACCGCAGCATCGAAGAACTGCAGGCCGCCATCCGCACGGTAGAAGCCGAGATCGCGCGCAGCGTCGGAGCGCCTGCGAAGCGCCAGATCCGCGTCACGACGGCGAAGGGCTTCTGATGGCCTGGTACTCGAAGATTCGTAGCCTGTTCGGCCAGCAGCCCGTTCACGACGCGGCAGGCCGTGGCCGTCGCTCGCTGGCGTGGATGCCCGGCAACCCTGGCGCGGTCGCCGCAATGCTGGCGACCAGCAACGAACTGCGCGGCAAGAGCCGCGATCTCGTGCGTCGCAATGCGTGGGCACAGGCAGGCATCGAAGTCTTCGTGGCCAACGCGGTCGGCACCGGCATCAAGCCCCAGAGCCTGTCGCCCGACGAGGCGTTCAAGGCCGAGGTGCAGGCGCTGTGGCGCGACTGGACGGCGGAAGCCGATGCCGCCGGACAGACTGACTTCTATGGTCTGCAGGCGCTGGCCTGTCGCGCAATGCTCGAAGGCGGCGAATGCCTGATCCGCCTGCGGCCGCGACGCCCGGAGGACGGGCTGGTCGTGCCGCTGCAGCTTCAGTTGCTGGAGCCCGAACACCTGCCGATCAATCTGAACACCGATCTGCCTTCGGGCAACGTCGTGCGCTCCGGCATCGAGTTCGACAGCCTGGGGCGGCGCGTCGCCTACCACCTGTACCGCTCGCATCCCGAGGACGGGCGTCTTGCGCCGATGTCCGGCCAGGGCGGGATGGACACGGTGCGCATCCCGGCTGCGGAAATCATCCATCTGTTCCGCGTGCTGCGCCCGGGCCAGATTCGCGGCGAGCCGTGGTTGTCGCGTGCCCTGGTCAAGCTCAACGAACTCGACCAGTACGACGACGCCGAACTGGTGCGCAAGAAAACCGCCGCGATGTTCGCGGGCTTCGTCACGCGCGCCAACCCGGAAGACAACCTGATGGGCGAAGGCGCGGCCGATGGCGACGGCATCGCGCTCGCCGGGCTGGAGCCGGGCACGCTGCAGATTCTCGAGCCCGGCGAGGACATCAAGTTCTCCGATCCGGCCGATGTCGGCGGTTCGTACTCCGAATTCCTGCGCACGCAGTTCCGTGCGGTCGCCGCCGCCATCGGAATCACGTACGAGCAGTTGACCGGTGACCTGACCGGCGTGAACTACTCATCCATTCGCGCCGGGATGCTGGAGTTCCGGCGTCGCTGCGAGATGGTGCAGCACGGCGTGCTGGTGCATCAGCTGTGCCGCCCGGTGTGGGCAGCGTGGATGAAGCAGGCCGTGCTCGCCGGTGCGCTCGATGCGCCGGGCTTCGCGCGTGGTGGGCCGGCGCGTCGCCGCCAGTACCTGCAGGTGAAGTGGATTCCGCAGGGCTGGCAGTGGGTCGATCCCGAGAAGGAGTTCAAGGCGATGTTGCTCGCCATCCGCGCGGGCCTGATGAGCCGCTCGGAAGCCATCTCGGCCTTCGGCTACGACGCCGAGGACGTCGACCGCGAGATCGCCGCCGACAACCAGCGCGCCGACGACCTCGGCCTGATTTTCGATTCCGACGCTCGCTACACGTCCAAGGACGGCGGCAGCGCGGAGCCCAACCGCAACGCCGCCTCGACCGACGCATCCGGCAGCGCTTCGACTGCCTGAAGGACTTCCCATGACCTTGCTGCCGCATCTGGCGGCGCGCCTCTTTGGCGTGCCGCTGGCCATCCATCGCCCAAAACTTGACGTGATCCTGGCCGTGCTCGGCCCTCGGGTCGGCCTTGCCGATTTGGCCGCCGCCCCCGGCTTCACGCCGCCGACACGCGCCAACTCCGGATCGCCACCCGGCGTGGCCGTCATCCCGATCCACGGCACGCTGGTGCGCCGCACCGTGGGGCTGGAAGCCGAATCGGGATTGACCAGCTACACGGGCCTCGCCGCGCAACTGGACGCCGCCATCGGCAATCCGGCGGTGTCGGCCATCCTGCTTGACATCGATTCGCCGGGTGGCGAGTCGGGCGGCGTGTTCGATCTGGCCGACCGCATCCGCGCGGCCAGCCAGATCAAGCCGGTTTGGGCCGTGGCCAACGACATGGCCTTCTCGGCCGCCTACGCGCTGGCGTCCGCCGCCAGCCGGGTGTTCGTGTCCCGCACCGGTGGTGTCGGCTCGATTGGCGTGATCGCAATGCACGTCGACCAATCCGAGAAGGACGCGCAGGAAGGCGTTCACTACACCGCCGTGTTCGCGGGCGACCGCAAGAACGACCTCAACCCGCACGAGCCGATCTCCAGCGAGGCCCACGCCTTCCTGAAGGCCGAGGTCAATCGCATCTACGGCCTGTTCGTCGAAACGGTGGCCCGTCACCGGGGCATCGAACCTTCAACCGTGCGGGACACCGAGGCCGGACTGTTCTTCGGGCAGGCCGCCGTCGCTATGGGCCTTGCCGACGCCATCGGCACCTTCGACGACGCGCTGGCGCAGCTGCTCGCATCCCTTTCCCCCAACCCGACTCCGGTGGCCGCGGCCGCGCGGGCGGGCTTTTTCAGCAACCACCCCAAGGAGTCATTGATGAATGATCGAACCGACCCCGCTGCTCTTGATCGGCCTCTTACTGATCCTGCTGGCAGTCCTGCTCAACCGCCCGCCGCCACGCTGAGCGTGGCCGATGCCGTCGAGATCGCGCAGACCTGCCAGCTTGCCGGTCGCACCGACCTGATCGCGGGCTTTCTCGAAGCCAACACCGCACCCGCCACGGTGCGCAGCCAACTGCTCTCGGCCAAGGCCGAGGCCAGCCCCGAGATCGTCAGCCGCATCGCACCTGACGCCGCTCGCCCCGCGCCCGCCAATCCACTGCTCGAAGCCGCCAGAAACCTTGCGGCGCAGTCGTCCGCACTGAAGAAGGAGATCTGAAATGCCGACCGTTTTCACCGAGGCCATGAACCTGGGCGACCTGCTCAAGTTCGAAGCGCCCAACCTGTACTCGCGCGACCGCGTCACCGTGGCCGCAGGCCAGAACCTGCCGCTGGGTACGGTGCTCGGCATCGTCACCGCCAGTGGCAAATACAAGCAAATCGACCCGTCCGCCGAGGACGGCACGCAGGTCGCCGCAGGCGTGCTGCTGCAGGGCTGCGACGCCACGCTGGCCGACCGTGACAACGGCCTCGTCGTCGCGCGTCACGCCATCGTTTCCGACCACGCACTGCAGTGGCCCGAAGCCATCACCGCCGCCGAGAAAGCCTCGGCCATTGCCCAGCTCAAGGCGCTGGGCGTCCTCGTCCGTCAAGGAGTCTGACCATGCAGAACATCTTCGAGAACCCGGCGTTTTCGATGTCGGCGCTGACCGCCGCCATCAACATCCTGCCCAACAACTACGACCGTCTGGCCCAGATGGGGCTGTTCGTCGACCGCCCGCAGCGGTTCCGCTCGATCATCGTCGAGCAGCAAAACGGCGTGCTGACGCTGCTGCCGACGATGCCCGTGGGCTCGCCCGGCACCGTCGGCGTGCGCGGCAAGCGCAACGTGCGCTCGTTCCACATCCCGCACATCCCGCACGATGACGTCGTGTTGCCCGAGGAAGTCCAGGGCATCCGCACCTTCGGCTCGGAGACGGAACTGCAGACGGTGGCGGGCGTGATGGCGCAGCACCTGCAGACGATGCGCAACAAGCACGCGATCACCCTGGAGCACCTGCGCTTCGGTGCGCTCAAGGGGCTGATCCTCGATGCCGACGGCAGCGTGATCTACAACCTCTTCACCGAGTTCGGCATCACGCCGCAGACCTTCGCTTGGGACATCGCCGCGCACGACAGCGCTTTCGACGTCGGCAAGGCCTGCCGCGACCTGCTTCGCTACGTCGAGGACAACCTGCAGGGCGAGCGGATGACCGGCATCCACGTTCTGGTCGGCAAGGACTTCTTCGAAGCGCTCACGACGCACGACGACGTCATCGCTGCCTACGAACGCTGGCAGGACGGCCAGGCGCTGCGCACGGATATGCGCTCCGGCTTCACCTTCTGCGGCATCACCTTCGAGGAGCATCGCGGCCGCGCGACCGCGCCCGGGGGCACCGTGCGCCGCTTCGTCGAGGAGGACGAGGGACACGCCTTCCCGCTGGGCACGATGGACACTTTCGCCACGTACTACGCGCCCGCCGACTTCAACGAGACGGCCAACACGATGGCGCTGCCGCTCTACGCGAAGCAGGAGCCGCGCAAGTTCGACCGGGGCACCGACCTGCACACGCAGGCCAATCCGCTGCCGCTGTGCCACCGACCGCAGCTGCTGGTGAAGCTGGAGATCGCGTGATGGGCCTCGTCGAACAGGTCTATGCCGCCGCCACCAACGCGGGCCTGCTGCGCGTTTGCCATTGGCAGCCTGCCGATGGCTCGCCGATGCAGACGCACGCGGTCGGCTTCGCCGCGCCGGACGACACCGTGTTCGATGGACTGGCCTCGACCACCGACCACCAGATGTCGTATCCGGCGTCGGTGTTCGTGGGTCTGGCCCCGCGCGACACGGTGGAGATCGGCAGCGTGACCTATCAGGTGCGCGACATCCGGGCCGTGGGCGACGGCTCGGAGATGCGCGCCAAGCTCACAAGGCTCTGACCCGTGTCCGGCAACTCGATCCGCGAACAGATTCTGCTCGCGGTGATGGCGGCCGTCCGCACGCCGGTGGAATCGCTCGGGGCCACGCTGCACCGCTCGCCCACGGTGGCCATCAGCCGGGAGCAATGCCCTGCGCTGGTGGTGTTCCCCGAGTCCGAATCCATCACCGAGCGCGCCAACGACCGCGTCACGCGTGAACTGATCGTGCGCATCGTCGCGCTGGCCCGTGCGGTGCCGCCCGCGATTCCGGAGACAGAAGCCGACCGGCTGCTGACCGCCGCTCACGCCGCGTTGCTGGCCGACCGGACTCTGGGTGGCTTGTGCCTTGGCATCCGCGAGCAGGAATGCGAATGGGACATCGAGGATGCCGACGCGGTGGCCGCCGCTATTCCCGCGCGCTACGCGATCACCTACCGGACGCTCGACACCGATCTTTCAACCAACGGATGACACCCATGACCTCACTCGTTTTGATCCGCCCACACACCCACGCGGGCAAGCCGCTCCAGCCGGGCGAACGTCTCGATGTGGATGGCAGCACCGCCGACTGGCTCATCGCCTATGGCATCGCCCGCCACGACCGCCAGCCCGCACCCGTGCCGCAGCCGGAAGGCGACAGCGCTCCCATCGAAGCCAAACCCACTCCCACCCAACGCAAGGAATCCAAATCATGAGCACCTACGCCAGTTTTCAGGGCCGCGTCTTCCTCGGCAAGCGCGATATCGACGGCCTGCCCATCGAAGTGCGCTCGCCCGGCAACGTCGCCGAGCTGAAGCTCTCGCTCAAGACCGACGTGCTGGAGCACTACGAGAGCCAGACGGGCCAGCGCTCGCTCGACCACCGGATGGTCAAGCAGAAATCGGCCACCGTGAACCTCACCATCGAGGAGTTCACAAAAGAAAACCTCGCCCTGGCGCTGTACGGCAACCACGTCACCGGCAGCACCGGCACGGTGACCGCCGAACCCATCGGCGGTGCTGCGCCCGTGGTCGGCGACCGCTACTTCTTCGCCCACCCGAAGGTGTCGGCGCTGGTGGTGACCGACTCGGCGGGCACGCCCGCGACGCTGACCGCAGGCACGCACTACACGGCAGACACCGACTTCGGTGCCCTCCAGTTTCTGGATACCACCGGCTTCACCGCGCCGTTCAAGGCGGCCTACAGCTACGGCGTCGCCACCGAGATCGGCATCTTCACGCAGGCGCTGCCCGAGCGGTTCCTGCGCCTGGAAGGCGTCAACACCGCGCAGGGCAACGCCAAGGTGCTGGTCGAGCTGTACCGCGT